TTCCGCTAGTGGGTGGCCTTTTCCAGGCGTGAACAACGCCGAAACCACGACGTATTGCTACGCGCGAGGGTCAATGCCAGCAACGAAACGCTACCTACCGGACCTGATGACCGCGACCGAGATCGCAGATCTGCTCGGGCGCACCAAGAGCTGGTGGTCGCAGTTGGTGAGCGCGGGCGTCGTCACTCCGGTCGATCGCGCCGGCCCCCGTGGCTCTGCCCGATACCGCCTCGTCGATGCCGTGCTAGTCGGACGCGAGCGCGGCTGTGACATGGAAGCGGTCGAGCTGCGCGTGCCGCCGTCGGTGATGGCGGTCGTAAACGAGGAGAGCGCGCCGACGACTGAGGAGCAGGAAGCGTGGGGCGACGTGCCAGACCTCCAAGAAGAGCGCGCCCTACACGAACGCCGCAAGCGCGAGCTGACCGAGATCAAGTTGGCCGCCGCTCGCGCCGAGCTCCTGCCCGCCGACACAGTGCGCGACGTGTACGGCAGCGTCGGGGCGATGGTCCGCGAGAAGGTCATGGCGATTGAGATTAGCGCCGTGACGCACCTAGACGAGCATGGGCTAGCATGGCTGCGCGAGGAACTGCGCTCGGTGCTGACGCAGATCGTCAGGGACGCCGAGCGGATGAGCGAGCCGCTGTATGAGCGGCAGATCGAGGACGACGGCGATGCCTAACGGCTACTGGTCCCCGATGCTCCCGCCGCCGCTGCGCTCTGTAGCGGAGTGGGCAGACGCTGAGCGGATGCTCTCGCGCTCGACCTCCGCGATGCCCGGCGCGTGGCGCACATCGACCACGCCGTACCTGCGCGAGCCGATGGAGCGGATGAGCGCGCACGACCCGTGCGAGACGGTGGTGCTGATGTTCGGTTCGCAGCTCGGCAAGAGCGAGGCGCTGAACAACGCGATCGGTTCCTACATCCACGACCAGCCAGGGCCGACGTTGCTAGTGCAGCCGACGCTCGACAACGCTAAGCGGTACAGCGAGCAGCGCATTGCCCCGATGATCGCGTCGTCGCCAGCGCTGCGCTCGCGCGTCGCCGCCGCTCGTGGCCGCGACGGTAGCAACAAGTTGCAGCTCAAGACGTTCCCCGGCGGCGTGCTGGTGATTGTCGGGGCAAACGCGCCCGCAGACCTTGCCTCGATGCCGATCCGCTATCTGCTGCTCGACGAGGTCGACCGGTTCCCGGCGAGCGCTGGCGCGGAGGGCGACCCGGTTGAGTTGGCGATCAAGCGCACGTCGTCGTTTTCGTCGCGCAAGATCATCCTCACCAGCACTCCGACCGTTCGCGGTCGCAGCCGGGTCGAGGAAGCGATGCTCGAAACCGGGTGGCGCGAGTACCACGTCCCATGCCCGCACTGCGACCACCGGCAGCCGCTGGTGTGGGAGCAGATGCGCTGGGAGACGGGCAAGCCAAAGACGGCGATGTACCACTGCCGATCGTGCGGCACCGGCATCGAGGAGGGCTACAAGCGCGAGATGCTGCCCGCCGGCCTGTGGGTGCCGCGCTACGCCGACCGCGAGGATGGCAGCGCGTACGGCTACCACATCAGCACGCTGTGCGCTCCGAGCGGCTGGACATCGGCTGGCTGGGCTGCGCTGGTCAGGGAGTACGAGGCGAGCGCAGGCAACCCGCAGCAGAGGCAGGTATTCGTCAACACGCGCCTCGCTGAGACGTACGACGAAAGCGAGGCAAGCGACACCGACCCTGACACGATGCGCGGGCGCGCGGAGTTGTTCGACCGCCCGGTGCCAGACGGCGTCAAGGTGCTGACCGCAGGCGTGGACGTGCAGGTGGACCGCATCGAGGTCGAGATCGTGGGTTGGGGCGAGGACGAGGAGAGCTGGTCGATCGAGTACGCAGCGCTGCCCGGCGACACGACCGCGCCGCTGGTGTGGGACGACCTCGACGAGTTCTTGGCGCGACCGCGCGACGGCATGCACGTCATGGCCGCCTGCGTGGACTCTGGTTATCTGGCCGAGCAGGTGCAGCGCTGGTGCCACGACCGCCGAGGCCGGCGCGTCTGGGCCATCAAAGGCACGTCCGGTGGCGACAAGCCGGTGTGGCCCAAGCGCGGCAGCAGGGGCAAGAAGGGCTCGGGCTGGCGCGTCTGGCTGGTCGGCGTCGATGGTGCCAAGGACGTGCTGTGGCGACGCTGGCCGCTAGACGAGCCCGGCCCCGGATACTGCCACGTCCCCGCCGACCGTGACGCCGAGTGGTTTCGTCAGGTGCTTGCCGAGCGGCCGACGACGACCAAGGGCGGCAAGCGCGCGTGGGTGACTGATGGCAGGACGCGCTCGGAGGCGCTCGACTGCCGAGTGTACGCATACGCGGCGCTGATGTCGCTGACCTCGGCGGGTCGGTCGCTGTCGTCCATCCGGCCGCCTGCGCGACCGGACTACGTCGCACAGGCCGCGCGCGAGGAGCCGCGCACGATGGCGCCAGCGCCGAAGCCAGCGCGCCGACCGTTGCCAAAGCGGCGCGGGTCGTGGCTCGACCCCGGCGCGCGGCGCTATTGACCATTAGTCAACAACCACCTAGACGCAAAGGCTGCGCCACGCTAGCCTGCCTCTCGCGGAGGTGCGCCGATGGCATGGACAAGCACAGACCTGAGCAACTTAGAGGACGCCATCGCACAGGGCGTTACGACGCTTGTGATCAACGGCAAGACAGTCACCTACCGCTCGCTCGCGGACATGCTCGCGCTGCGTGACGTGATGCGTCGAGAGATCGGCCTGTCTACCGCACAGAACGCAAAGCGCGTCACCTACACGCGCTACAAGAGGCAGTGATGGCGGGATTCTGGCAGCGATGGATCGGCGCGATGACGCCAGAGCGGCCGCCGCAGCGTAAGGTGGCGAAGGCCAGGCACGTCCGGCGCTATGAGGCCGCCGCGTCCGGTCGCCTGACCGCTGGCTGGGTCGCCGGCACGACCGGACCCAACACCGAGGTCTGGAACGCGCACATCAGCCTGCGCGACCGCTCCCGCGACCTCGTGCGGAACAACGCGCTCGCCACCCGCGCGATCACGGTGCTGACCTCGGCGCTGGTCGGCGACGGCATCCGTCCGCAGCCGCGCTCGGGTTCGGCTCGCGTGGACGAGGCGCTGACGCAGCTGTGGTCGATGCTTGGGACCGAGATCGACGCCGCCGGCCGCCTGGACGTGTACGGACTGCAAGCGCAGGCGGTGCGCGCGTGGCTGGAGTCTGGCGAGGTGTTCCAGCGTCGGCGTTGGCGGCGACCGGACGACGGGCTGCTTGTGCCGATGCAGGTGCAGATGCTCGAAGCGGACTACCTGGCTGACAGCAGCCTGTGGATCGGGCGCGACGACAACGAGCGGCTGCAGTACGGGATCGAGATGGACGCGATCGGCAAGCGCACCGCGTACGCCATGTATCGCCAGCATCCCGGCGAGAGCAACAGCTTGACCGCTTCCGGGCTCGAATACGTCATGGTCCCGGCGTCGGAGGTGTCGCACGTCTACCGCGCCGACCGCCCCGGCCAGCTGCGCGGCGTGCCGTGGCTTGCTGCGGTGATGCTTGATCTGCGCGACCTTGACGATCTGGAGCACACCGAGATCGTGCGGCAGAAAATGCAAGCCTGCCTCATGGCTGTCCGCAAGACATCGTCGCTCGACCCGGTCGGCCTCAGCGATCAGGTTGAGCAGGACGACGACGGACGCTGGATCGAGGACATGGTCCCTGGCATGGTGGCCAAGCTGCCCGACGGCGAGGACATCGACTTTTTTGCCCCGCAGCAGTTCGGCGGCTTTATTGAGTCGGTGCAGCACTACCAGCGGATCGTCGCGGTTGGCTCGCAGGTTCCGTACGAGCTGCTGACCGGCGACCTGAGCAACGTCAACTACTCGTCCATTCGCGCTGGCGATCTGGAGTTCCGACGCCTTGTGTCCGCGCTGTGCCGTCAGGTCGTGGTTCCGCACGTCTGCCAGCCTGTGTGGGCCTGGTTTGTCGAGGCGGCCGAGCTGTCGGGCATGATCCCGCAGATGACGCCGCAGCAGCGCATGATGGCGATGCGTCCGATCTGGCACCCGCCGCGCTGGGTCGCCATCGACCGCGAGGCTGAGATCAAGGCCGACATTCTGGAGATGCAGGCCGGCACGCGCACGCTCGCGCAGGCGGCCGCCGAGCGCGGCCAGGATTGGCGCTCGCTCTTGGCGCAGCTCGCCGAGGAGCAGGATGCCGCCGCCGAGCTCGGCCTGAGCCTGACCGGGTTTGGCAGCAAGAGCCCGTCGCAGTCGGTCACGATGCCTGCGGACACGGCGCAGACGCCAGACGCCGAGGACGACACGCCAGACGATGACGTTGAGGACGTTGAGGACGACGCTAGCAGCGATGAGGACGAAGACGCCGCCTAGTTATTGATTGCTGGTCAACAACGCTATTGACTTTCGGTCAACAACGGCGGCAACCTTGGCGCGGGAGGCCCGAATGCCCGACGAGCAGCGACAATCCACGACCGTCTACCGCCGCGCCGCGATGGAGCCGAAGAGCTACGACGCCGAGACGCGGACGATTTCGGTCGTGTGGACGACGGGCGCGGACGTGCAGCGCGCGGACCCGTGGACGGGAAAGCGGTACATTGAGCGCCTGGACGTCAAAGGCGCTGACCTTGAACGGCTGAACGCCGGCGCACCGCTGCTCGACTCGCACGACAGTTGGTCCAGCCGCAGCGTGATCGGCTCGGTCGTGCCAGGCTCGGCTCGCATTGAGAACGGTCGCGGCGTCGCTGACGTGCAACTCTCGTCGGCCGACTCGGCTGCGGACGCCGTGACCAAGATCGCCGAAGGCGTCCTCCGCAACGTAAGCGTCGGGTACGCCGTGCGTGAGTGGCAGACCGAGGAAGACAAGCGGAGCGGCGACGAGATCCGTACCGCTGTCCGCTGGGAGCCGATGGAGATTTCGATCGTGCCGATTCCGGCCGACGCAGGGGCGCAGGTCCGCGCCGCAGAGCGGGACGAACCCGCGCAGGAGATTCCGATGACGGAGCAGACCAAGCCGGCAGAGGTCCACGACCTCGACGCCATTCGCGCCGCCGCCGCCGCCGATGCCGAGAAGGCCTCTGCTAGGCGCGCTGCGGAGATCCTCGACCTTGGCAAGCGCCACGGCTACGACGTGACCGCGCACATCGCCAACAACGACAGCATCGACAAGGTCCGCGCGGCCATCCTCGACGCTCGCGCTGAGGCCGACAAGAAGACCGAGATCGCCGGCACGCACGGAGCTCAGGTCCGCGCTGGTCGCAGCCACGTCGAGCAGGTGCTCGAAGGCGTTGAGAACGCCATCGCGCACCGCTCGCTGCCGCGTGGCTCGGTCGAGCTGACCCCGGCTGGTCGGCACTTCCGCTCGATGGACCTCGCCCGCATGGCTGAGGTCATGCTTCGCGAGAAGGGCATCGACACCAACCTGATGAGCAAGCGCGAGATCGGCAAGGCTGCGATGCGCGTTGACGGCATCCGCTCGTTTAGCTCGGCGCACACGACCGGCGATTTTCCGTACATTCTCGCCAACGTCGCGAACAAGTTCCTGCTGATGGGCTACGACGCCGAGCCGATGACGCACATGCCGTTCAGCTACGAGCGCACCGTGCAGGATCTCAAGCAGGTCTCGACGGTTCGCCTTGGCAGCATTTCGGCTCTGCCCAAGGTCGTCGAAGGCGCGGAGTTTACCTACGCGACCATTGGCGAGGAGCGCGAGCAGTACACCGTCGCTAAGTACGGCCAGATCCTCCCGTTCACGCTGGAGATGCTGATCAACGACGACCTCTCGGCCTTCTCGCGACTGGCCGAGGAGTTGGGTCGCGCGGCCGGTCGCACCGAGCTTGACCTCGTGTACGGCTCCAGCGGCGTGCTCGGCAGCAACAGCGGTGCCGGCGAGGCGATGGGCGACGGAAACAACCTGTTCGACGCCTCCAACCACCACAACCAGGCGAGCGGCCACACGGCGCTCTCGGCTTCTGGCTGGGCGGCGCTGCGCCTCCTGCTCCGCAACCAGACTGACGTCAACGGCAACCGGATCAACTTGTCGCCGACGATGCTGCTGGTCCCGGCTGCGCTGGAGACGACTGCTGAGCAGCTCGTTAGCGGCGTCTCGCTGCCGGTCACCGACGCGACCGCGCAGAGCCCGACGCTCCGCGCGCAGACCGTCATCGTCGAGCCGCGCATCGACGACATCAGCAACGGCAGCTCCGCCTATTACGCCATCAGCAAGCCGTTTGTCGAGCTGGGCAAGCTGGCTGGCTACGAGCGCCCGACCTTCGAGAGCTTCGAGCAGCAGGACGCCGACCAGATCGGCTACAAGGTGCGTTACTTTGTCGCCGCGAAGGCCACCGACTGGCGGCAGATCGCTCGCGATCCGGGCGCGTAGTTCTGACGGGGAGGCGGCGGCAACGGGTCGCCGCCTCCCGCAAACCTGAGGCTGTGGGGCAGCCTGGGAGGATTGAGACATGACGATCAAAGGCGTTCAGCCGGGCAAGATCCTGAGCATCACCGCAGGCGGTGCGGTCGCCAGCGGCAGCGTGCAGCAGGTCGGCTCCGAGTTCATCGGCGTCGCGCTCGACGCGGCATCGGCGTCCGGTGTCGTGTACCCGCTCGCGACCGAGGGCGTGTTCACCATCAACAAGAAAACCTCGGAGACGTGGGCCATCGGCGACTCGCTCTACTGGGACTCGTCGGCGTCCACCGCCAGCAAGACCTACGTCGCTGGCGCTGCGGACAACTTCGTCGGCGTTGCGACGGCGGTGGCTGCTGCTGCGGCGACGAGCGGCAACTGCAAGCTGCGCGGTGGCGCGTTTGTCGCCAATGCGGCCAATGTGAAGGCTGCCGGCGCGGTCATGGACTCGGAGCTGGTCGCCTACACCGTGACGGTGGCGAGCGGTGGCGCGTCTGTGACTACCGCGCTGGCGACCGCTGGCTTCACCGCCGGCAAATTTCGCTGGGCGGCGATCCAGAACAACACCACCAACACGGTCGGGATCGCGACGGTGTACGACAGCGGGACCGATTTCGTCGTCGAGTTGAGCGGCGACCCTGGCGTGAGCAACGCGACCGTTCGCGTCTGGTCCGACGAGCGATAGGCCGAGCCGGGCAACCGGACAGCGCCCGGTCTCGGCATAGTCGGGGCCGGGCGCTTTCGTTGGAGGGGTGATGCTGTCGTGGGCTGACCTAGAGGACCGGATGGTGACGACGCTCGTCGCGAGTCCGCTTGGGCAGTCGGTGACGTACATCCCGCAATCGACCGGCGTCGCGGAGACGTTGCGCGGCTCCTACGATCTCGGTCACCTTGACGCGCTTACCGAATCCGGCGACACGGTAAGCACAGCGTTTGCCGAGCTGCGCGTCCACAGGGACGCCATCAGCGTGACGCCAGCCGTCAACGACAGCGTGACCGTCGGCGGGGCTACGTTTGTCGTTGGCGACGTGCAGCGCGAGGACCAATACGTCTACATGCTGCGCCTGCGGGGGACCGCATGACGTGGCCGACCCGCAGCGAGATCCTGACGGCTGCAAAGGCGGCGCTTGTCGCCGGTGGCGTAGCGGCCGCAGACGCGATTTTCATCACCCGCTCGATGCCGGTGACGGTCCCAGAGATGCCCGCAATCACGCTGACCATTGATCGCGAGCAGGATGAGCTGCTTGTCGATGGGCAGAGCGGACTCTGCACGCCGGAATGGTCGCGGCGCTCGGAGCTGCAGGTCGGATGTTTCGTTTCGGCGTCCACCGACCCGGCCGTTGATGCCGCACTAACCACGCTTGTCGAGGCTGTGCGCGGCGTTCTTGTTGGCACCACGACCGCGCTCGACGGCGTCTATCAGATCGACAGCAGCAGCGCCGAATACTACGTCACCAACGGCACTAGCGCGGAATTTGTCGGCGCGTGCAAGCTGGTCTTGTCGCTGCGGCATGACCTGCAGTACGGGGCGTAGCGATGGCACGCAAGACCCGCGCAGAGCGTCTAGGCAGTCAGGGCATCGCGTTTGTCGAGGTTGACGGCCTGCTCGCGCGCCTGACCAAGCAGCAGAGCGCCGACCCTGGCAGGTTTGTGCGCGCTGTCCAGGCGGTCGCTGTAGGCGTTCCGGTTGCTTTGCATATCCGCACCCGCGTGCGCGACGAGCGGCGGCTTGCCGAGGGCGTTTGGGGCGGCTACGGGCGCTCTCAGACGCAGATCGTCACGCAGGCGTACAAGGACGCAGCTGGGCTCGACTCGCGCTATTACCAGAGCAACGCCGCGCTGCACGCAGCGCTGCCGAATCCATCCAAGCTGTTCCACGTGACGGGCGCGATGTGGGACGGCCTGCAGGTGCGCGGCAGCGGTCGCAGCAAGGCGGTCCTCGATTTCACTGGCACGTCGATCGGCAAAGGCGCGCGCAAGGTGACGCGGACACGGCGCGGCAGGACCGTTGTCAAGAGCGTGCCGCAGACTGTACGCAACAGCGCTAAGGCGTTCGGCATCTTCACTGCCAAGGGCATCAACGTGTTGCAGCCGTCGCAAACCGAAAACATTGCAATGGCCGACGCGGTATCACAGGTCGTCGGCGTGCAGATGGCGGTGGCTTTCGACGCCGACCGTCTCTCAATGTCTACCCTCGGCGAGCAATCGCTGGTAGAGTCGATCAAGCGCAGCCTCAGCGCGTAGGAGTCTACAATGGCACGGATGAAATGGTCAGGCCAATACATGACGGTCTTGGCCGCGCGGCAGACCGACTTGACCACTGAGAACGTCACCGGCGGCAGCTTCGCCGCGTTCGCGGCTGCGGTTGACGTGCCTGACCACGCGCAGGAGCAGGAGGATTTTTCCGACCTCGCCGCCGGCCAGTTCGGCGCGTACGAGCCGCCGGCCCCAGGCTCGCGCAGCGGCGGCAGCCTGTCGATGCGTTTTCCGCTTGAAGCGCTCAAGAGCGGATACGACCCGACCGCCGAAGACCCCGGCGACGCGGGCGTCATCAGCCCGGCGATGGTCCTGCTTGGCAACGCGCTCGGCTCGGGCGGCTCCTCGGCGGTGTCGTCGGACGCGGAGTTCTGGCAGGGCTACCACCTGACGCGCACTGCCTACATCGCTGGCTCGGTCAACGCTGCCGGTAGCACCACGACGGTGGTCAACGTCGCGGACCAGAGCCTGTACACCTCGGGCGCGCTGGGGCTGTGGGGTACGACCGCCGCCGAGGTTGCGCCGATGGCCGGTTGGGCGAAGACGCTCACCAACGACACACAGGACACGATCACCACGTTCGAGGCGATGAACGCCGCGCCCGCCAACGGTGACGACGCCTTTGGCACCGCGACCGCGTACCTCTCGGGCAACGACCCGGTGCCGCTGACGATTCACATCCTCGGCGATAACGCCGCCTTCAAGTACGCGTACATCGGCTGCGTGGCGACCCGTGTTGCGTTCCTCGGCATGAGCGGCAAGACCCCGATGGTCGAGATCGACTACATGTTCACCGCCCGCAAGCGGTACGGCAGCGGTGGCGGCCTCACGGCTCCAGCCGATTTTACCCGCGCGCGCCCGTTCCTCGGTCGCTACGGCGGTCGCTTCCTTGTGGACGGGAGCCCCAAGTGCGGCTGGGGCGATTTCAGCGTCGAGGTCAACTTCGACATCATCCCGGTTGAGTGTCCGAACAAGGAAGAAGGCTACAGCGAGTTTGTTCGCCGTCTTGCCTCCTGCAACGTGTCGGCGCAGATTCCGATTGACTCGTCCGACACCATCACCGGCAATAACAGCGAGATGGAGACCGCCTACGAAGCCGGGACCACGATGTCCATTGGTGGCTACATGGGCCTCCAGATCGGCGGTATGGCTGCGTTCTTGCTGCCCGCCGTGAAGCTCGCTGAGGCGCCGCAGCTCGTGGACATCAACGGGATCCTCGGCGAGTCCATCGTCGCGCGTCCGGCTGCGTACAGCGCCGACGACGGCGACACCGCTCCAGCCGACACTCTGTTCCGCGTGGCGGTGGGCTGATGGCGCTGCATTACCGCCGCTCGGACGCTGCCGAGTACGTCCACACCGACGACCCCGACACCGTCGCTGGCGACTCCAAGGCCATCGCGGGCGGGTGGCTGTCTGCTGCCGGTCAGGCTGCCGGCTGCACTCGGGTCAAGGTCCGCGCGCTCGACGCTTTCGAGTTCGCGGAGTTCGGCGGCGCGGATTCGGCTGCTGAGCGTCTGTCGGCTGCGTGGCGCGGTGTCGTCGCCATCGACGGCCAGCCGGTCGCTATTGAAGCGGTGTCGGCAGAGCTGGCGCATGCCATCGTCGCGCTGGTCGCGTCGGTGACGATGGGCGCCACTGCGTCGGCCGCCGGCCCTTTGGACCGCTCCGAATAGACGACCGCTTCGCGTCCGCGCCGGAGGTCTACGCCTTGCTCGCGGACACCGCGCACAATTTGCCGGAGACGCGGCTGCTGTCGCCGTGCAAGGCTTGCGGCGGCACTGGCTGGCGCGGCGGCAAGGCCTGCACCGAGCGGCCGCTAGAGCCGGTCAGCGGGCATGACTTGAGCCAATGCGTCTACGGCCTGCTGGTTTCGCCGTGGTGGTCTGGCATCATCACGCTAGATACGTCGTCGCACACGAGCCCAATCGCCGGTTGGCCGGGCGAGTGGTCCTATGGTACGGTCGAGGCGCTGAACGCCTTGCGCCTTGCCCGTATGGCAGCAGAGGCGCGAGAGGCGAAGCGAGCCGCAGCGCGCGGCGGGCGGTAGT